GTTGCGGGGCGACGCCTTTTTGACTGCCAACCTGTCGCACTTCTGTTGTCGCCGTCATAGGTAGCGCAGACTGAACGCCTTGCGTGATGAATCGCAGACGAACGCGAAGGTCGAGTGGACCCAGCACCAGCTCGCCGAGTCCCTCGGCATCACGGTGCGCACGCTGCAGCGCTACCTCGACCGCGGTCTGCCGCCGGCGGCGCCCGGCGAGACTCTCGTGCATTGGATCGCACGCGCGAAACCCTGGATCGCAGCCAACCGCCGGAAGTCGGGCCCGAAGAAGCTCGTCGCCGGCGACGGCCTGCCCGTGGCGCCAGGCGGCACCACCGATCAGCTCGAGCGGTGGCGTCGGTTCCGCGCCGATCGCGAGGAGCTCGAGCTGCAGGCGCGCCGCGGCCAGGTGCACAGCAAGGCGGAGTGCGAGCAGGAGGCCGTGCGCCGCCTCGCCGAGCTCGTGGCGGGCTGCAAGATGCTCCCCGATCGCCTGGCGCGCCGATGGGGGCATGCGATCCCGCCCGACGAGGTGAAGGAGACGGTGGACTCCGAGCTCCGTGAGATCTTCGACGCGTTCGCGCGGGGCACGGCGCCGGCGGAGGAGGAGCAGGACGATGCAGGCATGGACTGAACCGATGCGACAGGCGCTGCGCTGGCCCGAAAGGCTGGCCGTCAGCGCGTGGGCGGACCGATTCCGCGTTCTGGACCAGCAGACGTCGGCCGATCCAGGTCCCTGGAAGACGGCGCGCGTGCCATATGCGCGCGAGTGGATGGACTCCGCGACGCTGCCGTGGGTGCGCCAGGTCACGATGCAGAAGAGCACGCAGGTCGCTGGCACCGAGACGCTGCTGAACGTGCTCGGGTTCGCGATCGACCAGGACCCTGGCCCGATCACCTACGTGATGCCCTCGCGCGAGGAGGCCGAGCACTTCGGCGAGAACCGCGTGATGCCGATGATCCGCGCGTGCCCGGCGCTGAAGGCGCAGCTGACCGGGAAGCGGTTCGACGCGAAGCGGCGCCGCGTCAAGTTCCGGCGCTGCACGCTTCACCTTCGAACGTCGCGCGTACCGGCCGAGCTCGCGCAGCTCGCCGCGCGCTGGCTGTTCTGCGACGAGGCGAACAAGTGGCCGACCTGGACGCAGAAGGAAGCCGGCCCGCTCGACCTGGCGATCGAGCGGACGCGCACGTTCTGGAACCACGTGATCTACGTGTGCAGCACCCCGACGATGGCCGGCGGGCTGATCTCGCGCGAGTTCGAGAAGGGAGATCGCCGCCGGTTTCATGTGCCGTGCCCGGCCTGCGGCAAGTTCCAGGTGCTGCGCTGGGCGCAGGTGAAGTGGCCGGAGGACGTCGAGACCGAGGAGCAGATGCGGCGCGCGCGCGCCGCGTGGTACGAGTGCGAGCACTGCAAGCACAAGCTCACCGACCACCAGAAGGTCGAGATCCTGGCGCGCGGCACCTGGATCCCCGAGGCCGTCGATTGGCGCGAGCACGTGAAAGACGGCGTCCTGCAGCTGCCGCATGAGCGAGCACAGCATCGCAGCTACCACATCTGGGCCGGCTACTCGCCCTGGGTGACCTGGTGGGAGATCGCGGCGAAGTGGCTCGCGGCGAAGGACGACCCGCCGCAGCTGCAGAACTTCATCAACAGCTGGCTCGGCGAACCATGGGAGGAGAAGGTCCAGGACCCGAAGACGGAGACGATCCGGGCCTGCGCGGGCACCTACAAGCGCGGCACGGTGCCGCCCGGCGTGCTGGTGATCACGGCCGGCGCCGACGTGCAGAAGGCCTTCGTGCCCTTCGTGGTGCGCGGCTGGGGCCTCGACCGCGAGAGCTGGCTGCTCGACCACGGCCGCGCCGAGACGCTCGAGCAGCTCGGCGACCTGCTGTTCCGCCGCGACTGGAGCGGCGGGCTCGACGCGCGCCGGCATCTGGTCGTGCGGCTGCTGTTCATCGACTACCGCTACCGGCCGGAGGACGTTCTCGACTTCGCGCGGCGGTTCGGGGCGTTCGTGAAGCTGTCGATCGGCGTCGAACGCGAGGATCCGCGGCCTTTCGCGGTCAAGGGCCTGGAGCGGCACCCGGTCACCGGCGTGCTGCTGCAGAACTCAATGCAGGTCTGGCACGTGAACACGGGCCAGTTCAAGGACCAGGTCTCGGTGGCGATCGAGCGCCGCGGCGAGCCAGGTCCACGGGCCTTCCATGTCTACCCCGACGTCGACGAGACCTATGTCGCGGAGATGACGGCCGAGCACAAGGTGCTCGTGCGCACGGGGGACCGGGCGAAAGAGCGTTGGATCCGGAAGCCGGGTCGCAAGGCGAACCACTATTGGGACGCCGAAGCGCTGGCGTTCGCGGCGGCCGAGTTGCTCGGCATCGACAAGATGCGGGCGCAGCTCGATCGTGTGCAGCAGCGATCGGCGCGCGCGGCGCGGACGCCATCGCCGACGCCAGGTGGTGGCGGCGGTGGGCCGTTTTCGGGGATCGGCCGGTGATTCGAAGCGTTCCGGACCCCGAAGACAGCCCGATCCGTCCGTTCTCGACCCGTCGCGTCTGGATCGACCGCCGCGGCGGCGAGGGCCCGCCGCCGAGCGACGACTCGTTGCCGATGGTGCCCTATGTCCCGTTCCGTTGCCCGAGCTGCGGTCGGCACAAGCCGCGCACCGAGAACGTCCGCGGCCGCGTGCGGAGGCACACGTGCATGGCCTGCGGGACGCGCTATCGCTCGCTGGAGATGCCTGCCGGCGCCGTCGACCCGAACTTCGAAGAGTAGGCGCCGACCGCACTGCGAGCAGAGGTGCGTCGTGACGGAGGCACGAATCGGCACACTCGCGGCTCGTGACGAAGCGCGGCATCTACATCCTGGGCAGTGCGCACATCCAGGGGAACACGGCCGGCCCCAGGCTCTACGTCTCCGGCGGCCCGAGCTTCACCACGCTGCCCACCGGCAGCACGTTCGGCAGCTATGGCGTCGTGATCCTGGAGTACGGCGCGGTCGACGGCGTCGGCACGCCGTTCCCGAAGGACTACGTGATCCAGGGCCCGGCGGTCGCATCGGGCCCGCTCACTGGTGCGAAGGCCACGGCGATCGTTCTCAGCGACACCGGCGGTCGCATCATCGCCGAGCTGATGCCGTCGGGCATCGCGGGGCAGGCCGCTGTCGCGTTCCGGCCCGGCGACCTCATCACGGACAATAACAACCAGATGACCGGCGGCACGAACCGCACGGCCACGCTGGATCTGAGTTCGCTGATCGCGCACGCCACGCAAGAGCACAACGTCACGGGGTTCAGCGCCGTCACGGCGAACACGCAGATCAACGCACAGCTGCTCAACCCGCTGCTGTCGACGCCGGTTGGCGGCACGCTGGCGTTCAACAACTACTGGGACCGCGGGAGCAAGCGCGCGAAGAACGTCGCCTTCGTCACTTCCTCGCAGACTGGCACCGCCATCGCCCCATGGGCCTTCTGCTCGACGTCGAGCGGCAAGGCGACCGTTGTGCGCGTCAGCACCAGCGGCTCCAACACGGTGCTCGAGCTGCGCAACGTGCAGGGCACGCTCTCGAACGGGCAGACGCTGAGCTGGACGAACATCGTCACTGGCACGACGGGCACGGGCACGCTCACTGGGTCGATGGTCACGCCGACCGCCGGAAACCTCGTGCCCTACTGCGCGGCGCCGGGCTTCTTCGGCGTGGCCGCGGGCTGGGACGTGCCGCCAGGCGGCGCCGGCGTGGACGGCGAGGCGCTGGTCGGATGCGGCATCGGCATCACGCCGACGTTGATGTCGCTGGGGTTCACGCGCTGGTTCGCCGATCTCGCGTGCTACGTCTCCGAGAGCGCGTCGCAGTTCGGCACGACGCAGGGCGGCATGGCCTATGGCTTCCTGCCGATCCAGTCGCCGAGGCCCACGACGTGGACGCTGGGGGAGGTCGTCAACAAGGTCGACGGCGGCGGGGTCATCGTCACGGGCGGCGGCGCGGCCAACTTCATGATGATCGCGGTCGACGATGCCCGCGGCGGCGTGTGGATCGCCTACCTGAATGGCAGCTTCACCTCGGGCGACCACCTGAAGGGCTCGAGCAGCGGCGTGACCGCGGACTGCTTCGACAACGTGAACGGCTACATGAAGGGCGCGAAGTGGTGGAACGGTAGCGTCGGCGGCGCCGACCACACCGCGTTCCTCGCGTCGCTCGGCACGTCGATGTCGGCCGAGCTGATCGTTGCGATCGGCTGGGAAGGCGACCTGCCGCTGCCTGCCAAGAGCTTCGTCTACGGCTACACCTCGGACTCGAACGTGCTCGGCTCGCCGCCGCTGCCGAACACGCACCAGCAGGTGACGTCCGATCTGTGGGCGAAGTGGTGCGACGACATCCGCGCGCAGCTCGGCAACGCCAACGCGGGCATCGTGTGGGCCGTTCATGATCAGCGATCGCAGTCGGCCTCGTTCCCGGCGGTGGCGATCATGCTGCGGAACGCAGCGATCACGCTCACGACGCTGCGGCCGAAGATCAAGCTGGCGATCGCCGACGGCTATCAACTGCCGTCGGTCGACAACGCGCACCCCTACGCGGTCAGCACGCTGCTGTCGTTCCAGCCGCTCGACTACCTCGACTGGGGCACGCGCATGTGGTCGGCGTACCTGCAGTCGCAGGCGACGCTCCCGCCGAGCGTGTTCAAGAGCGCCGGCATCCTCGTCGAGCTGGGGCAGTCGCAGCTGACGACAGTCGGCGCGACGTGGCTGCAACTCGAGGGCGATCCGCTCATCACGAAGTCGCCACAGAACCCCATCCCTGGCGCGTTCCCGACCGTCAACCTGCTCGACAACCGCGTGTGGTCGTGGAACTTCAACACGCACGCCTGGGAGCTGGCGAACGTCATCTCCAACCTCGGCGGCCTGCTGCCTACCAACGTCGGCAGCTCGGGTCCTGAGCTGGGGATGTTCGGCCGCATCCTGCAGCGGATCGGCGGCTGCTTCGTGTTCAAACCCGCGTATCCGGGCACCTCGAGCGACTGGCGAGCTGGCGGTGGTGTCACGTTCGATGTGACGCCCTACCAGCGCATCTACACCGGGTTCCCTGGAGCGCCGACGGCGATCGCCGGCACGATGGCGCTCGTTGGCACCACGGGAGTGTTCACCGCAGATAGCGGCACTCCCTTCGCGTCGTTCCAGGTCGGTTGGTTCACCGAGATCAGCGGCGGCAGCGCGCTGATTGGCGCTGGTGGCGGCGGCAACAACACTCCGACGCTGCAGCCCGTGCAGATCCTGGCGATCAGCCCGACGGGCAACGCGATCACGGTGCAGAGTCTGGCCCCCGGGAACGGCTTCAAGCCGACGCATGAGTCGCTGGTGTTCACGCAGGGTCCGATCGCGCTCAAGCCCATCATCGAGCAGCACTGGCGCGAGGCCGTCTCGCAGCTCGTCGACCTGCTCGGCTATGTGCCCCACCCCTATGCGTGGGTGGTGGACCAGGTCGAAGCGAACATCAACTTCCCCAGCGATTACGCATCGAGAATGCTGTCGCTGCTGGCATGGATGGACAACCTGTTCGCGCCGCCGCTGAAGGGTGACAAGCTCACGCCGCTGGCTCTGATGCGTTTGCATGACAAGAGCCCGTTCGGCACCGACGCGCAGCGCTCCACCATCACGGACCAGCAGGCGCAGGTCGTGCAGCAGCGAGGTCGAGCTGTTCTGGTGACGACCGGCGACCTCCCGATTCAGCAGGGTGACGCTTGGCCGCCACTGCCGGGCACGGGCACGAACTCCAACGCGCACTTCGGCGTCCACCGCACCCCGCGCGGCGGAATCATGCAGGGCGAGCGCACGGACGATGCGCTCGATTCGATGCTGCCGCCACGGGACCTGACGGTCTACTGACATGGCCAACCCACCACAGGGCAATGATCCTCCCGCCGCGCCGCTCGTCGATGTCGGCGGCGGCGTGTTCGTACCGGAGTTCCAGACGAGCGGGGATGTTTCGCTGGAGCCTTCCGGCAGCGGCAGTTCGGCTGAGACCACGGCGCCGACGCCGACACCCGAAGAGATCATCGCCGCGACGCAGGCGGCCATGGCGGTCTCGCCCGACGTCTCCAGTTACACGGTGAACGGTGAGACCGTCATACGGCGCAGCATCGACGATCAGCTGAAGCTGCTGAAGGCCATGGAGGCGCGGCAGCGGCGCGCGCAGGGCCTGCAGCGGACGAGGGCCTACTTCCGATGCTGAACCGCCGCCGCGAGAACCCGAAGCCGATCTACTCCGGCGCCGGCGGCAGCTTGGCGCGGATCTTCGACGCGGCGCTCGGCGTGGTCGCGCCGCGCCTGGTGCACGCCATGCAGAAGGCGCGCATGCGCAGCGCGGCGCTGCTGGCCTACGAGGGCGCGCGCGTCGATCGCCAGTTCGGCCGGGTCAGCAGCGCGAGCGCCGATGCCGAAGCTCTGCCGGACCTCGCGAAGCTCCGTGCGGCGAGCCGCGCGATGGTGCGCGACGACCCGCATTCGTCGAGCGCCGTGCGCGTGCTCGACGAGAACGTGATCGGCACCGGTCTGACGCCGCGCAGCAAGCCGAACCCTGACCGCTGCGGTATGTCGCCGGAAGAGTGCCATGCCTGGGCGAAGGCCTGCGAGGACGCCTGGCGCGAATGGTGCGACGAGGCCGACGCCACCGAGCACGGCACGTTCTATGACCTGCAGTCGCTGGCCCTGCGCAGCTTCATCGTCGACGGCGAGGCCTTCGGCCACCTGGTGATCGACGAGAACGGGCAGCCACGCTGCGAGCTGCTCGACGTCGACCGCCTGATGTCGCCTGGCTTTCTCGACACAGACAAGTTCCGCGGCGGCGTCGAGCTCGGCCAGCGGGGCGAACCGGTCGCCTACCACGTGCTGCCCTGGCACCCGAACGACGTGATGGGTCGCGGGATGCCGGTCAAACCGGACCGGATCGAGCGCTGGGACGGCGCATACTCGGTCGTGCAGCACGTGTTCCGCCGCCGGCAGCCGGGCCTGACGCGTGGCATCCCCGAGATCACGGCCGCGCTGACCTACACGCGGGCCCTGCACGACTACCTCGACAGCGAGCTCGCGGCCGCGCGCGCGAACTCGAAGATCGCGATGTTCGTGAAGCGCGCCGCGGCCACGAGCGACCCCGACATCTTCCCGGTGCAGGGCGGCGAGGGGCCGCAGGGCATGGACCGCGGCTACCTGCAGCGGCTCGAGTCGGGAACGATCGAGTACCTCGAGGAGGGCGAGGAGATCGCGCCCTTCATCCCGAACAGGCCGGGCACGAGCTTCGACCCGTTCGTCGTGCGCTCGCTGCGCGCGATCTGCAGCACCCAGGGCCTGCCCTACGAGATGGTCGCGAAGGACTTCGGGCAGATGAACTTCGCGAGCAACCGCTCGCTGCTGCTCGAGGTGCGCCGCGGTTTCGACGCGGTCCGCGCGCTGCTGGTGCGCGGATTCTGCACGCCGTGGTGGAACAACGTGATCCTGGCGCGCGTCGCGAGCGGCGACCTGCAGCCGCCGGCGCAGTTCCTCGACGACCCGAGGCCGTTCCTGCAGGCGCGCTGGACGCACCCGCCGTACGGCTGGGTCGACCCCGTCTCGGAGGTCCAGGCGAGCCGCGAGGCGATCTGGGCCAACCTGTCGACGCCGTACGATGAGGCGGGGCGGAGCGGGCTCGACGCCGAGGAGATCCTGGCGGAGCGCGCGAAGTTCCTCCGTCGCGGCATGGAGCTGGAGCGGGAGAACGGTCTCCCCCCGGGCTCGCTGAACTGGGGACCGCCAAGCGGCGCGGCGGCGGCGCCGCCGGCCGCCGGCGCGCCCGCAGCTGCTGCGTCTGGCGGCGCTGGCGGCCGCAAGAGCCAGCAGAAGGAACAGAATCAGCCGGCGGCTGCCGGCGCGGGAGGTGGAGAGTGATCGATCTGCTCGAGCTGAAGGACGGCGACACGATCAAGGTGCCGCGCGAGGCCTGCCAGTTCCTCGCTGAGGACCTGCGGATGCAGCCGGCGCCGGCCGGCCAGAAGACGCAGCGGTTCGCGATGCTGGCGCACACCGGCAAGGCGATGCCGCACTGGTTCTTCCGCAAGATGGTCGTCGAGCTCTCCGGCATCAGCTTCAAGCAGAAGCTGCCGGTGCTGAAGGACCATGACACCGAGCAGCGCCTCGGCTTCACCGACAAGATCGCGCTCGACGAGCGCGGCCTGGTCGCCGAGGGCAACATGCTCGACAGCGAGCTCTCGGCGCAGGTCAAGAACGAGGCGGCGCAGGGGTTCCCTTGGCAGGCGAGCGTGCACCTCGAGATCGGCAAGGTCCAGGTGCTGCGCGAGGGAGAGGACGCGACCGTCAACGGTCAGCAGTTCTCGGGACCCGGCGCGATCGTGCGGCAGTCGACGCTGCGCGAGGTCACCTTCACGGCGCTTGGCGCCGACGACAACACTTCGGCCATGCCGCTCTCCCGCAACGGCGCGGGTGAGGCCGTCACGGCCATCGTCATGAGACAGGGCAAGAACATGGCCGAGACACCAGAAGGGCCGCCGGACCCGAACAAGACGGCGACGCCGAAGGCGACCGAGAAGAAGGGCGCCAACGGTTGGAAGCACAGCGACGAGGCACTCCGCCTCGCGCGAGACGAAGCGAGGCAGGACGAGAAGGAGCGCATCCTCCAGATCCTGCTGTCCGCCGCACCGGTGCATCAGCGCGACCTCGCGCTGCAGCTGATCGGTGACGACGTGCCAGCGAACGAGGCACTGGTGCAGATCAACCAGGACCTGCGCGAGCAGCTCGGCGTGGCGACCAGCGCGCAGAAGCCGCAGGCGAGCAGGTCGCTCGCGCGCGGCAACAGCGCACGGGTCGCGGCGACGCCGGCCGAGGACAACGAGGACTCCGCCGAGGAGGCGAAGCTCAAGGCCATGCCCGAGGGCGCGGCGAAGTGGACGAAGCAGTACGAGGCGAGCCCGGCTCTGCAGAAGGAGTTCGGGGACGTGAAGTACTACGTCGCCTTCAAGCAGAACGAGGACAAGTGCTCTGACTTTGGCATGCCCCAGGCGGGCATGCGGGAGAAGTAAGCCATGGCTGGCGCATTAGTCAGTCTCGGCTTCAACAACGTCAAGGGCGTCTACTTCCTCTCCCTCCAGGAGTCGGAGCAGGCCTCGTGGGTGCCGATGGTGGCAACCATGTTGCAGAGCGACCAGCCGTGGGAGCTCCACAAGTTCCTCGGCAACGCCCCGAACATGAGCCTCTGGCGAGGCGAGCGCACGCGTCAAGACCTGCGCGACTTCCAGATCGCGGTCGTCAACGACAAGTACGAGGCCTCGATCGAGGTCGACATCGACGACTTCCGTCGCGACAAGACGGACCAGGTGATGATGCGCATCAGGGACCTCGCCGGCAAGGCCGCGACCCTGCCGCAGCGCGTCCTGACGCCGCTGATCGAGGGCAATGCGAACGGCTACGACGGCGTGGCTTTCTTCGCGTCGACCCACAGCCCCGCGGGCAGCAACATCAGCAACGACATCTCGGTCGACATCGTCGACCCGGACAACCCAACCAGCGCGGAGATGTCGGGCGCGATCCTCTCGGCCATCCAGACGATGTATGGCTTCAAGGATGATCGCGGCGATCCGGTCAACGACAACGCGCGTCAGTTCTGTGTGATGACGCCGGTGAAGTACTACGCGGCGACCACGGCGGCCATCGCGAACCAGTTCACCAGCGCGGGCGTGTCGAACACGCTGATCAACGCGGACCTGCAGATCGTCCGCAAGCAGAACAGTCGCCTGACGGGCACGGCGGCGGCCGCGGGCCGCCGGTTCTACGTGTTCCGCATGGACGCCAACATCCGAGCCCTGCTGTGGCAGGACGAGGACATCGGCGCCGAGTCGTTCAAGACGCTGGGTCCCAACAGCGACAACGGCTACTTCCGGGACAAGATCTCGTTCGGCGCGAAGCGCCAGGGCAACGGGGCACTGGGCCGCTGGGAACTCGCATGCCGAGTCAACTTCACGTGAGGAATGACCAATGGCTGATTTGACCGTCGACAAGCCCCGGAAGTTCCAGGGCCCCAACTTCGGGCAGGTGATCTACCCGATGCTCACCAACACGCAGCTCTTCGCAGGGGCTGCGGTCATGCTCGACGCCGCCGGCCTCGCGGTCGTGGCCGCGGCGCTGGCGACACAGAAGTTCGCCGGCTTCGCGAAGCAGTACGCCGACAACCGCACGGGTAGCCCCCGTGGCGGCGCGTCGGGCGCCGAGCAGGTGGAGTGCGAGACGAAGGGCAAGGTCTGGCTCACCGTGACGAACGGAAGCAACTGGGCTCGCACCGATGTGAACGCCACCCTGGTCTATGCCACCGACTCGGACACCTTCACGACGTCGGCTGGCACCAACAACATCATCATCGGCAAGGTGATCCATGTGCCGGAATCACTGGTCGCAGCTGCGACCACGGTCGGCGAGGTTCTGGTCGCGTTCGAGGCCGTCGCGGAGAGGTCGATCTAACCATGAAGATCCGCTTCTTCACCCGTCAGGGCGTGACCATCTTCGAAGGTGAGGCGCCCAGCATCGTGGCGATCGACCACCCCCAGGGAGCACACCAGCCGGGCATCGGGCTCACGCTGCAGGATGCCGAAGGCCTCACGTTGCGTGAGGTCCAGCGGCTCATGTGGCGCGGCGAATGCTGCCTGGAGATCGTCGACGCCAAGCGCGATCAGCCGACGCCGGTCAAGCGGCTCGAGGAGCGCGTCGAGCGCCCCGAGCGCCGCACGGCCGCCGTCGCAGGCGCCGACAAGAAGGCCTGATCGATGGTCGCGGACTTCCAGGGCGATGTGCTGTCGGGCAGTAGTGTCCGCGGCTTCGACCCGTCCGCGCTCGGTTTGTCGGCCGTCGACCTCAAGACCTTGGGGACGACGGCCGGCAACATCATCGACCTGAGCCGTTACAGCTCATTGGGGTTCTCCGTGATCTACACGATCGCCGGCACAACGCCGACGGTCGGTTCCGTGAAGCTGCAGGCCATCCTGTATGCCGAGGACGGAACCACGCAGATCTCGGAGCCGATCGACGTCGTCACGATCGTAAGCACGCAGGCGGCTGGCACCTACCGGGTTTATGTCGGCTGGGGCGAGACTCTCGCCGCCGCGATGCAGGCCTTCAGTAGCGGCGGCACCTTCACGATCGGGGCCAACTTGGCGGCGCTGCGTGCCCCCAGGAAGGTGAAGCTCCAGCTGGTGGTCGGCACTGCGTACGACCAGACGGGCACGAAGACGGCCGACGTCTACCTCCAGGGGAGGCGAGTGGCGTGACCCTCCGCGACCTGCAAGCTGCACACGCGCGCGGCGTCTTGACGGACCCGGACTACCTCGGCGAGGAGGTGATCTACCGGTTCAAGTCGGGCAGCCCGGACGTCACGCTCCGTGCCGTTGTGCAGCGACTGGCGGAGGAGCCAGCATCGCCCCAGGCGAGGCAGGTCGCGCGGTTCGTCGCGCTGGTGCAGTTCGCGACCGCCGATGTGCCGGCGGTCGCGCCTGGCGACCAGATCGTGCTGGCGGTCCGGTTCGGCGAGGACCAGGCCGTGGCGCGCATCCGGAAGGTGATCTTCAAGAACGCCGGCATGACGCGCGTCGAGGTGTCGACGTGACGCCGACGAACTCTGTCGGCGACGATCGCTTCCTGCGCGTCACGATCGACGCGGAGCCGGTCTCCGAGGTGCTCTCGCGCGCGCCGGGCGTCGCCTACTTCTGGCTGCGCAAGTTCCTGTTCGGGGCCTTCGTCGACCACCGGCTGACCTGGCTGCGCGCGAAGGGCACGAAGTTCGGCCGCCGCGGCGGCGCGGACAGTAAGGCGATCAAGGTCTGGCCGATCAACCAGGGGCCGGTGCCGCCGGGCCCGGCCGACGTCGTCTATCAGGTCCAGCCCGCGCCGGAACGAGTCGCCTCGGCCGCCGAGGCCGCCACGCAGTTGCCGCAGCTCGCCGCCGAAGCCTTCACCGGCAACGAGGTGCTGCCGACGCATGAATTTGGCGCCGACATCACGAGCAAGGGCAAGCTGCTGGCCATCCCGATCAAGACGCAGCCCGGCAGCCTGCGGCTGTGGCGCGAGCAACACCCGGGCGCGAAGCTCCGGATCCTGCCCAGCAAGCGGGACAACAAGCTGCTGGTCTTCGAGGTGCTGTCCGTGCGCCCGCGCGGCCGCCCGCGCAAGGACGCGCCGCCGGTCCCCAAGACGCGGCTGCGGCTGCGCTGGCTGCTGACGCGCGAGATTACGCTGCGTCCGACGCTGCGCATGTACGAGACGTGGGACGGTCTGAAGGCCCGCCGCGACGACTTCTTCGCCCATTACGCCACCCGGATGGCGGAGCAGATGGCCAGTGGCCGCACTGCGTGACCAGATCCTGATGGCGTTCGTCGCCCGCCTGGCGCTGATCCCGACCTGGGTCGTGGCGCTGCGCGACAAGGTCAACTTCGACCCGGGCCAAGTGCGCGGCATCGTCTATCAGGTCGCCGAGGAGAAGCAGTTCGCGAATGACCAGCAGTACGACTGCACGCTGCACGCCGGCGTGCTGATCACGTGCCACGACGAGGACGCCGACGACGCCCTGGACGGGAATGGCACCGCGGGCAGCGCGAACCCCTACCGCTACCTCGACCGGATGGTGACGCTCGCCGAGAAGGCGGTGCACACGCCGGACGACTGGGACATCGATGGCGAGTTCACCCGCGTGCAGGTCCTCGGGCACGACGTGGTCGATCCCGACGAGTCCCTGCAGCGCGAGGCCGTGCTGCATGTCGACTTCAAGTTCCGCTGCCAGGTCACGGACCCGGGGGTCTCCTGATCATGGCGAGCACGCATGCCGACCTGCTGCCGCCGCCCGCCGCCGTCACGCTGCGCGACGATTCGATCGTCCGCCGGTCGAACCAGGGCGCCATCCTGCTGAGCGCGCGCGCCGACGCGGCGCTGAAGCCGCGCTCCTGGCAACTCGACTGGGCGGTTGTGAATGGCGCCGTCGCCGACGTCGTGCTGCGTCACTACGACGACCACCGGCTGGAGACGTGGACCTTCAAGGTTCCGCGCACGGCCGAGCTCGTGACCGTCCGATGGCTCAGCCGGCCGGCGGTCAACTGGCGCACGTCGCAGGTCGCGGAGTCGATCAGCGGCGAGATCGAAGAAGCACTGGCCCACGAATGAACGAGGTGACCGCATGCCACTGACCCGCAAACAGCAGCTGCTCTCCAAGCTCCAGACGGCCGAGGGCGTGGCGGCCACGCTCTCCTCGAGCGACGCGAAGCGCGCGTTCAACCCGGCGCTCAGCGACGACGTCGACCAGCAGGCCAGGCCGCCATCCGGCTCGTCGCTGTCGCGCGAGTTCGCGCTGATCGGGCGGAAGACCCGCAAGATCACCTACGAGACCGAGTACCGCGGCAACAACGACATCACGATCCCGATCGCGGATCCCGAGTGGGCGAGCGACCTTCTGTCGTGCGGCTTCAAAAGGTCGACGCTGACGAAGGTCACGCTCGGCGCTGTCACGGGCACCGGCTTCCAGGTCGGCGAGCAGGTGACCCAGTCGGCGGGATCGATCATCGGCGTCGTGATCGGGGCGTTCACGTCGGGCGGCGCACCAGTGCACCGGCTGACGACCAGCGGCGGCCACCTGGTCGTGGTGGCCTACACCGGCACGTTCACGGCGGCCGCGACCACAGGCAGCTCGAGCGCCTCGACCGCCACGGCCAGCGCCGTGGCGGCCTACGAGGGGTCGGGCTTCCAGGTCACGAGCGAGAAGTCGAACAACGTCACGGTCGCGTCCTGGACCGGCAGCCCGCCGGCGGCCGTCGGCGAGGTCCTGAAGGTCGAGAACCCGGCCGGCACGGTGGTCGGCGCCGTGCAGATCATCCGCGAGAACAGCACGCCGGGCACCTTCACGGACTTCGACGTGACGCAGCTGTTCGGGCCGCTCGCCACCAGCAACACGCTGCGCTCGGTGGCCAGCGGGACGGCAGTGGTCGTGACGACCGCCATGTTCCGGACGCCGTGCCAGACGATTCGCCACAACCTCGACGGCCGGCAGTCGGACCTGACCGATGCGCGCGGCAACTTCACGATCGACGGCGAGGTCGGCCAGCCGCTGACCTTCAAATGGGAGATGACCGGCAACCCGGTCGCGGCGATCGACGCGCCGGCGATCACGACCACGGGGCTGAGCACCATCACGCCGCCGCGCCTGCTCGGCGCCGTGTGCGCGTACGGCCTCGCCGCCGAGATCTATCGTCTGGCGACCAAGAAGGTGAGCTTCACGCCGGCCGACGTCGTGAACCCCAACCTCGACGCCAACAGCTCGGGCGGTTCGACCGGTTCGAACGTCACGGACCGCGACCCCAAGTTCACTGTCACCGTCGACCGCGTCCACAGCGCTTTCGACTGGGAGGCCGCCCGGGACAACTCCACGCCCATCCGTGTCGCGATGATCCTCGGGACGACGAAGGGCAACATCGTCGTGATCGTCGCGCCGATCTGCCAGGTCGTGACCGTGACGGCCAGCGACAGCAACGGAGTCGCGACGTTCGACGTCGAGCTGGCTCCGCGCCGCATCTTGGAGAGCGGCGACGACGAGGTCTACTTCGCGCAGCTGTAACCGGGCCGCGGCCCATAGAGAGAGGTTCAACAAGATGGCAATCGCACGCAGCACCAAGGAAACCTTCGACTACATCCTCGAGGCCGACCGCGCACTGTCGCCAGCCGAACAGACGGTGTTCCAGCTCCGGAGGCTCAGCAACGCGATCATGCTCGCCCTGGAGAACCTGACCACGGTCGACTCGACCGGCGGATCGATCGCGGTGCGCACCGGCGACGCGAAGGCACTCGCGCTGCATGCCGGTGTGGCCGGCTGGAGGAACCTGCGCGACGAGAAGGGCAATGAGGTGCCATTCAAGGCCCACGAAGGTCGCAAGCTGATCCTCGGCGTCGCGCTGCAGGATCCGGCATCGTCCGAGAGCCTCGAGCGGTTGCGCGTCGACGACCTGAAGGAACTCGCCGGAGCCATCTTCGCCGGCAACCAGGTCACGGTGGCGGACGCAAAAAACTGATCCTGGCCGCCGGCTTGGCGCTGGCGCCGCGCGGCCATGGCTTCGAGCCGAACTGCAACGAATGTCACGACCCCGAGAAGCGGAAGCGGTGGGGCTGCGACGAGGAGACGGCGGAGCCGATCGCCTTCATTGCGCCGTGCCCCTTCTGCTCGGGCCCGGACAGCCGCTGCCCGCACTGTGCCGGCAATCTGGACGGCGTGCCGGTGCGGCGCTGCCCGAACTCGCAGGTCACGCGGCGCGAGTTAGACATGATCAACGCCGCCGTGCTGGCCGAGCGCGGCATGCTGCCGGATGCGGGGGGCTGGCAGGAACAGGCAGCGACGTTCGTGCGCGCCTATCCGATCGCGGCGCGCGAGATCGCGCACTGGACCTCGGTGCACCACAAGGTCGCCATGCAGGCGGCGAAGAGGAAGTGAGGAGGGGGTCCGGTGGCCACGGCTGAGAGCAGAACGCTCTCGATCACGGCGAAGCTCTTCGATCAGCTGACGCGGCCGCTCAACGTCATCGAGCGTGCGGTGACCGGCTTCGCGAAGAACGCCACGTCGTCGCTCAAGGGCGCCGTCACCGGGTTCTTCGACCTGAAGAACGTGATCGCGGGCGCGGCCGCGGCCTACATCGGCCTGCAGGGCCTGGGCACGATCAAGGCGATCGCTGAGGACGCGGCGAACATGCGCACGCTGGCGAAGGCCACCGGCGATACGACGGAGAACCTCTCGGAGCTGCGGACTGCGTTCGAGCTCGGCGGCGTGAAGGTCGACAACTTCGACGGCCTGATCCGGGACCTGGTCAAGACGCAGTCCGAGGCCCTCGGTGGCAACACGAAGTTCGCCGAGACCTTCAAGGCGCTGGGGATCAGCGTCGCGGAGATCCAGAGCCTGGGGCCCGCGCAGCTGTTCGAACGCATCGCCGGGGGAATGGAGAAGTTCGGCAGCGCGCAGAACCGCGTACTCGAGTTCGCGAAGACGCTGCCACGCGAGCTGCAACCAGTCCTGCCGGTGCTGGCACAGGGCCTCGCGAAGTTCCAGGAGCTGGTGCTCCAGGGGCGCGCAGTCGGCGCGACGATCACAGAAGGAGAGGGCGCCGCGGCGACGAAGCTGAACCAGTCGATCATCGAGCTTCGAACATCGCTCGAGTCAGTGTCCCGAGCCCTGATCGAGGCGTTCGGGCCGCAGGTGGCGGTCCTGTTGCAGAATCTGGCGAAGGGCATCGCTGCCAACCGCGGCGCGTTCACCGACATTGCCAAGGGGCTGGCAGAGTTCGTGGCCAGCGCCGTTGATGGCGCGACCAGGGCGCTGATCGGCTTCGTCGGCGTGATCGAGAAGGTGAGGGGATCGGTTGGCCTCGGCTCGCTACTCGACACGAAGGCGATTCAGGAGCAGATCGACATACTGAAGAGGCAGCTCCGTGAGATCGACGAGCTGAAGACCCATGCTTCGTCGAACGCGCTGCAGGGCGTCAAGTCCCTGCAGGATATCGCGAAGCTCAACCTGCCGTTCGAGGACCGGCAGAAGCTGGTCGACGCCTTCTTCGTGTCCTTCGATGCGCAGACCGCGTCCGGCCGCAAGCAGATCGCCGAGGACCTCGTGCCGCACGAGGACGAGATCAAGGCGCAGCTCGCCAAGCTGCAGGGTTCACTCGGCAAGGGGTTGGCCGACCAGCTCGAGGAAGCGCGCGCGCGGCTCGTCGCGCAGCTGCACAACGCCAAGGATCTCGTCGACCAACCGCAGACTCCGGACCAGGCCGCGGCCACCGTCGGGCTGCCGAGCACTGATCTGTGGGCACAGTACGCCGAGCGGTTCGGCGCCTCGATGCAGCGGATCTCGGCCGACGCGAAGCGCGCCGGCGCCGATGCGAAGAAGGTCAACGACAGCGTCTTCAAGACTCCGCAGCGGCAAGGGCCGCCGATACAGCCGGTCAAGACACTGGCGCAGCAGCAGCAGGAGCTGACATTCCAACAGCACCTGGCCGGCCTGGCACCGCAATCGAGCGACAGAATACGGCAGCTGCAGGACCTCGATCTGAAGCAGCAGGTTCTTGGCTTCCAGCAGTTGAGGGAAGCTGGCGTCATCACCGAGGAGCAACTCGCCGACGCGACGCAGAAGGCCACCGATGCCCTGGCGCGTCAGCGGGAGCTGCTCGGCGGCGGCGACTTCTTCGATGGGTTCAACCAGGGTGCACGTGACGCCATCCACGAGTGGACGGACCTCGCGAAGGCCGGGGCGGAGGCTGGGCAGACACTCGTCACCAATGGGCTCGACGGGGTCACCAATGCGCTGACCGAGGTCGCCCTGAAGACGAAGAGCGCGAAGGACGCGTTCCGAGACCTGGCGAAGGCCGTCGTGGCCGACCTCGTGAAGATCATCGCCAAGCTGCTCGTGGAGCTCACCGTCCAGCTCGCGATCAACGCCCTGACTGGCGGAGCGTCAGCGGGCGTCGGCGCCTTGACCGGAGGCGGTGGCGCGACCTTCGGGTTCGAGAAGGGCGGCATCATGCAGGGCCGCATGCTGGGCGTGCAGCGCTTCGCCGGCGGCGGGGTCGCGCGCCGGCCAACGCTCGCGCTGTTCGGCGAGGGCCGCAACGCGGAGGCCTTCGTGCCGCTGCCTGACAACCGCTCGATCCCCGTGACGCTGAACGGCCGCGGGGGCGGCGGCGGCGAGCTGCACGTGCACGTGCACGCGATCGACAGCCGCGACGCCGCCGCGTTCTTCGTCGAGAACCAGGAGCTGCTGCACAGCCTCTGGATCGACGGCGTGACGCACCTGCCGGCTATGCGTGGCGCAGTGCAGGGGGCGGCGCGGTGACGACGATCCGGTACTGCGATCTGATCAAGGACCCGGCCGCGGCAGTCGTGACGGGCATGGGGTTCAACCTCGGCCCTCCGGGCGGCGACGGCTGGGAGATCGTCGCGCGCCTGCCGGCGGCCAGGATCCCGAGCAGCGGCCGCTACGCGTTCATCGTCTCGGGCAAGATCGGCGGCATCTCATTGCTTGGCGCGACCCCGCGGAACGGCGTCGCGCAGGTCTGCCTCGGCGACACGTCCGGTCTGAGGCATCCGCTCTACCGCACGAACATCCCCCTGGGCGAGTCCCTCGGCGCGCTCGAATCGGTGCCGTTCCAGTTCGTGGTGCTGTTCTCCGCGTCGCCGGTGATCACCGACGTGCTCTGGGGCTCGACCTGGAACAACACGGGCGGCTTCGAGATGTGCCTGTGGGCGCGCGTGTTCCTGAACAACGACCCCGCGACTTACAGCGCCTCGTTCGTCGTCTCCGACGTGAGCTGGCTCTGGTTCGACGTCGACCGCATCCCGGTCGGCGACCGGCAGTGCGAGGAGGTGCTCTACTCGCCGCCGCTCGCAATTACGACGTCGCTCGCCGGCATCGCGGGCTGCATCAACACGCCGGGCAGCGCGGGGCAGAAGTGGCTCCACTTCGTGAACCTCTCCTACACGCCGCGCGCCTCGCTGGGGCCGGCGCCGAGCTTCACGGCGGGATTCAGCACGGGCGCGAGCTTCGCGGGGTTCACTGGTCGCGTTGGCACGAACGGCCGCCTCGGGATGGCGCGCTGGCCGGCGCAG